TATTGTTGATGATGAGTGGACTGATAGGATTAATATGGTTAATGGTAATAAATTCATGGTGAGGGCTTACACTGAAAGAGCGATAAAAGGTATTATGGTGGACGACCTTATAATTGATGAAGCTGCTCACATACCGAACCTACAAAGCCTCTTTAGTGCTTTGGTTCCTATGATATCATCAGGTGAAGATTCTAGAATGATAATAGCGTCCACACCAAATGGTATGAATATGTTTTTTGACCTTCATAGTGCAGCAATTAAGGGTGAAAATGCGTTTGCGATATTCAACATTAAGTGGAGTGACGTAACATCACGTGATGAAAACTGGTTAAAGGATATGAAACGGTTGATGAATAATGATAATATGTTCAGACAAGAAATATATGCGGAATTCATAAATGCTGTAACATACATGAAACTAAAAAGGAAAGATAGGTTAGTTCAAGCACGAATCCCCAATAACGTTTTTGATAAATTAAATAAGCGTCTTTTGGAATTGGATATGTCTCAATCAGATTACCTAAGACTGTTACTGGAAATGGATTTAGGTTAATCCTCTTCAACCACATAGTCTACCATATCGGTCATACCACTATCTTTGGTTCCGATAATCTGGTCAATTACATCTCGTTTTCTCTGTACTGTATACCACATTCTAGTGGTGATAGTATCTTCGAATAACTGGTAGTAAACGTTAACCGTATTCTCCTGTCCAATCCTGTAACATCTATCTTCAGCTTGTTCATTATTTCCTGGTACCCAGTCAAATGAATTGAACACAACAACGGTACCTTCAGTCAATGTAATACCCACACCCGCAGATATGATATTACCAATGAATATCTTAGTTCCTTTATTCTTCTGGAACTTATCCACAGACTTTTGTTTCTCAGCATCACTCATGGAACCATTATGTCTAACACACTTACTACCGAAGTATTCAGCCAGTTCATTTTGTTCCTCATTGAATGTTGTGAAGATAACAACCTTTTGGTTCTCTTCAATAGCATCCTCAACCATTTCAATTGTTTTTGGTATCGCAGATTGAGCAATGAATTTCCTCAATAGGATAATCTCCACCAAGTCCTTATCAGGTGTACCCTTTTTCTTCTTAGCTTTTCTTTCTTCCAAGTATTCTTCCCACAGGTATTCATACTCACTCAATTGACTTTCAGTCAGAGCATGGTGAGTAGGTGTAACAATCTTATCAGGCATATCCAATACTTCAGTCTTTAATCTACGCATAACGTAGTTTCGTGACTTGATGGATAGCTCATCCAAATTGGATTGTCCGTTTGCTACTAGAATCTTTCTGGTGCCACCGCTAGCTAACCTTTTGTATATGGTCTTAGCATCACAGTATCTCTTCATGAAGAATGGATAATTATCTGCCAGAGGGCTTTTAATGATTTTTAAGAGGTTATAGAAGTCTTTAGGTCTGTTGGCTACAGGAGTTCCTGTTAAGAGCCATGTACGCTTTGTTGCTGGGTTCTTAGATAGTTCTCCAACAATGGCACCCCTATTACTTTTAGGGTCTTTAACCTTGTGGGCTTCATCCACAATCATGATATCAAACTTCTCATCCCAGATATCTCTATCCCAGAATTCGATAGCATCTCTATCAGCTTTCTTCTTTGGTGTGATTGTATGGAAGTTCTTCAGGATATCATAGTTAATAATTGTCCACTTAGCAGACTGCCATTGGTAACTATTGATGATTGCAATATCAGTCTCACCGAACATCTCAATCTCCCTCTTCCAGTTAATCTTGGTTGATGCTGGACAGACAATCAATACCTTTTCAGCACCCACTTCCAAAGCGGCAATAATGGATTGGTAGGTGTTATGGGTTACAATACCATGATTTAATGTAAATAATTCATCAGCCGCATCAACTTTAATGCAGACACTATCACCATCACCAATAGATTCTATATTTTTAATGTATCTACCCACCTTATATTTTTGTGGTGGATTATATTCTTTAGCTTTTCTCTTAAGTCTAAATGGGTTTATATCATTTGAGAATTTAATATTAAGCCTGTAGGCTTTCTTACATAAGACTTTAGTACCGTCAGGTTTCTTATACGAACCAATCTTAGATTTCTTCCTAACTATACCACCAAGACTGTGAACAATCTCAGCAATATCATTAGCAAGTTGCTTAGATACTGTACAATATTCCGTACTAACAAATACACCTTTATTAGACTTAGCACAATAACCATCAGTATCCATAAGCCCCTGAAGAATCGCAATTCTATCATCAACGGATGAGTATTTATATATGTCTGGAATGAATTTAGTGTGAGAAAGGGTACCATTCAAATTAAGTCTAATAATTTCTTCTCTTAACGTATTAATTTGATTCCTTCTTTTATTTACCCCACCTTTAATTTCATTTAATACTTGATTTTTGAATATCTCATCAAAATCATAATCACCCAATTCGATAGCGATAGTGCCATTTTTCTTAATATGACCATCACCCAAACTCACACCTAATAGATAAGGGTTTATTGGTAATACATCATAGCGTTCAAATTCTATTGGTTGTACTATTGGTATCTGCCATTTGTTTTGACCATTCGATTGTTTATAAAAAGTTTTAAATTTATAAACCTTATTTTTATTGTGACCAATACCTTTTTGTTCTAACTCTAAATCCTTATCTAACATTTGTTCAATGGTTAGATTTGAATACTTAACTGGTCTATTTTTATTATTTACACTACCATTATTAGACGTTACAGTCCACATATGTTCTTTACAACAAGTAGTAGAGTAACCGTCATTAAACGTTATCTTAAATAACTCCTTTTTAGGTTGTGGGTAAACCGCAGTTACTTTGGTTTTCTTACCGTTAGAACCTATAACATAATCACCAACTTCTAAATCACCCATTTTAACTTTACCAGTGGGGCAATACACTGATTCTGAGGTACTTATACATTTCCCAAGCCCCATATCATCAGCAAGGATACCACCATCTCTACTCAATAAGAATTTAATACCACTTTCTTGGTGGTTGAATGGTGTTCTAGATTTGGTATCCAGTTCAAGATACTTATCGAAATCCACATCAATATCCACAGGTACGTAGAATAAATCTTCCATTACCTGAGTCTTAGGTAACCAGTAGATTCGATTACCCTTTTGCTTCTGACTCAACTTACCGTATACGTGAAATGATTTCTCTGTTTGAGCCAATACGAACCCAATATACATACGTTCTGGTGTAAATTTGAGGTCATGTTTCTCTTGAAACTCTTTTCCGATATACTCGGATATACTTACAACTCTATTAATTTTGATAGGTTCTCTATCGTAATTATCTAGAATGTAGGCTTCTTGGGTATTAGACAATGCTAATTTACCCTTACGCTTATATTCGTCTTTAAGCTTTGTCAGGTACGGGTTACGCCCCTCATAAAGGTTCAATCGAATTAAAGCATTCCTTCCTTTAATATCTCCTAAGTCAATCATACTGAGTTAAATATACACCTTTTTATATTAATAATCAAGTGTTTTTAGAATTTACCTAACCTCAAGATATTTACCTAAAAAGTATTATGGCTAAACTAAATAAAATAGTACCAATAAATAGAGTTAGCAAGTTCTTTTCGGAAGAAGATTACCAATTAGACATCAGAATGGGTCGTGAAGTTCATGAGGGTGATGGTAATTTCAAGGCTATTCTATATCGGGTAGACAATGAAATGACTACAACCGATATTTATAACGAAGCTCGAAAGGGTGAGGTTGTATATAAGGTTCCAGTTGAACTGAATATCATACCAATTGTGGATGAGGCTGAAAACACGACCTTCAATCCAGCAAATTTACGTGACTTACAGGATGGTAACTTAGTATTTATATTATACCAAGCCCATTTAGATGAACTTGAAGTTGAATTGACCGTTGGTGATTACATTGGTTATCAAGTGAGTGATACTGAAGTTAGATTCTTCAGCATTGCAAACGATGGTATCAAAAATTATGATAACCAACACACAATATTAGGATACAAAGGTGCATATAAAAAGGTTACTTGCGCTCCAGTTGATGAAAATGAATTTACATCTGAATAATGCCAAAAGGGTTTAGAAAACAGTTAAAGTTAGTTCCACAGATTGTGGGTACACAACGTAGGGAAGAACTATTAGACAATATCGCTGATAGAAATGGGTTCCTACCACAAGGTGTCCACATAAAGGATATGGACACATCTTTCGTTGATTACGTAAGTAAGGACTTGCGAATCGAGATTGATGGAGAGGAAGTACCTGTTGTTTTCCTAACTATTCAAAGATATGCCGATTTCAAAAAAACATGGAAATTTACTGATGAATATAAAAACATCAAAATGCCATTCGTTACTATCGTTAGAAACCCAGATATTCAGAAGGGAACTAACCAAGCAGCGTTAGCTAATATACCAGGACAACGTAACTATTCTTACTACAAAGTCCCATCTAATGATGGTTCCAGATTGGGTGTGGACATTTACAAGATCCCACAACCAACAGCCGTAGATATTACCTATGAAGTTAGATTCTTCAGTAATAAGATGTCTGATGTTAACGTGATGCATAAGAAGGTTCATAAAGCATTCAATGCAACACAAGCATATATCTATCCAAAGCAACACCCAATGCCAATCACTCTACCAACTATTACGGATGAGAGTAATATCGAGGATTTTGAAGCTAGACGTTTTTATGTAGAGGCTTACGAGATGTTATTGGCTGGTTATATTTTGGATGAGAAGGATTTTGAAGTTAATCCAACCATTAATAGAATGATGGTTTTGAATGAGATTGCTATAGACCCAGAGACAGCAGAACCACTACCAAACCAAAATAAGAGAACACCAGTTATTAGGACTCAAGGGTCTGTAATTATTAGAGATAGCGCTGACGACTTAATTACAACGACTGACTGTAATAGTACTTATGTGGTTGGTAATTCAGATATAATAAACTCTGGTGCTACATTCAGTGTATCCGTCCCAGCAACAAGTGGTTATACATTACCTAATATCACACATTACGATTGTGATGGTTCTACGGTTATATTACCAGCACAAACATCATTTAGTGCTACACCATTCTGCCTGTCTGGTACAGTAATAAACTCTGGTGTAACATATTCTGGAACCGTGGCGGCAGGTGGGACACTTCAATTACCTAATATTAACGTATCTGTTAATAGTCTACCATTATATGTTACCCCATCAGTTGTAGACGTAAATATTGACACTGTTAACGGATTCGACCCCGTTGGTGCTGCCAGTGGTGTCTCATGGTTCGTGTCAGCGTCAACGATAACCAATTCTGGTAATACTTATACACAGAATGTACCTGCTGAGAGTGGGTTCACTTTACCAAATATAATCAACTATGATAGTGACAGCTCACCAGTTGTAACACCAGCAATGGTAGGTTTCACAGCAACAACCTGTGACCCAGTTACCATTGCGAATTCTGGTTCAACATATTCAGCCACAACACCTGCTGGTAGTACGTTCGTATTACCAAATGTGACCAATTACGATGGTGACAGCTCACCAGTTGTAACACCAGCAATGGTAGGTTTCACAGCAACAACCTGTAGCACAGGTGGTACCGTTACCAACTCTACGAGCGCATATACAGCTAACGCTCCAGTTGATAGCACATTGGTATTACCTGATACTTCTATATTTAGTAGTGCATCTGGCTTCACAGATACAACACCTTCAGTATCCACAGGTTATACCATTGATGATATTACTTGGATTGATTCGAATGGGGTTACTGGAACAACAGAGTATGGTAATCTGATTACCTGCACACCAGTAACACCAACATTAAGTGTTGATGTCCAAATGTATTCAGATTCAGGTACAACGTCAGCTATTACTGCAACTACTTTTGGTGAGACTGTATATGCTAAGATTTTGACAACAGGTGCCACAGGAATCGAGTATTACAACTTTGATATCCCACAGGGTGATGGTACCCATAAAACCTTCTCCCAAACTGGGGACACATATACTTGGACTGTTGGTGCTTATGGGGATTGGTGTTTATCTGGTTCCGTTAAAGATGTTGGGGTTGCTACAGCATACAGTGTTAGCCCAGCAGACGTTCATCTTGGTGTAGCAGCATATGAACGACCAAGTGATTGGTTGACTCTCCCTACAATAACTGGGGGTACATCAACAGAAGAAATTAACGGTTTGTTTGCGGTATGGGATAGGTCACACAATTATGTGACGGTTCAATGTACTGGTGATTTCACAGTTAATTGGGGGGATGGTGGTGGTGACATCAACTATGGTACGGGCGTGATAGCTGAGAGAGATATTGTTTATTCGGCTACATCAAGTGCCACAACTACATCAGATGGGTATAGACAAGTATTGATTAAGGTCACACCACAAGATGGTTCAAATCTAACTGATTTTGATTTGGCTAATGCACATACAAATGGTGACTCAATTACCAGTATAGGGTGGTTGGATATTCAGATGCAAGCTGAGAATCTTACCACAATGCGTATTAGAAATACGAACTTCGTACCTATGCAATTAGAGCAATTTGATTTCTTAGGTACCTCTAATATTACCACATACTTAGATATGTTCGAGGATTGTTCGGGATTGAGGTCTGTACCTAATCTTGCTACCAATAGTGCTACAAATATGACTGATTGTTTTAGGGATTGTTATTCATTGACCAATATTGGGACTATGGATTTAAGTAATGTAACTAATTTTTCTACTACATATTATAATTGCCAGTCTTTAACATACCTCAAAATAGACACACCTGCTGCAACCAACTTTACAAATATATTTGGTTACAATTATAGTCTTGAGACCGTGGATTTTGTTGATAGTTCCAATGTTACTTTATTCAGTAATGCGTTTATCTCTTGTCATAACTTATCATATTTACGGGATTTTGATACATCATCTGCAACATCATATTATCGGTTTTTCCTTAATTGTTATTCTATTTCTCGATTACCAACATTAAGCGGTGCTCTTGTGACCACAACTCGTGAGATGTGTAAATCGTGTTACGGGTTGGAAGAATACCAACCCGTAGATTACCCATTATTGACTACTTGGACTAGTATGTTCAGTTCGTGTATGTCATTACAAAACGCACCAGCATTTGATACTGGAAGTGTTACCAACTTCGATGCATTCCCAAGTTGTTACTCATTAGAGAGTATTGGTTTATTTGACACATCGAATTTCACATCATTTGCGAGTGCCTTCATTAACTGCTATTCATTGTTGGAGGTTCCATTATTTGATACTTCCAATGTACTTTCGTTTGATTCTACATTTAGTGGTTGTCACTCATTAGTTCGTGTACCATTACTTGATACATCCAGTGCCACAACACTTAGAAGAATGTTCATTAATTGTTACTCTATAATAGTTATTCCAGCATTGGTTACCACAATTAATGCAAACTTAAATGACACATTCCGTAACTGTTCAGCCTTACAAGAAATAAATATAACTGATTGGTCAGCATTGACAAATGTTAGTTCGATATTTGCTTCAGCAGTAAGATTGTCGAGAGTGAGAAATTGTGATGTACCTATTACAATCACATTCCTCAACTGCCAATTAGAAGAGGCTGAATTGGAAGAGATATATACAGACCTACCAGTAGTGGCTGGGAAGACAATAACAGTAACTGGAAATCCTGGTGCAGCAACGGCTGATTCGTCCATTGCAACCGCCAAGAATTGGACAGTAATACCTTAAATATTAAATTATGACAGAAGGATATTATAAAAAAAGTGGTAATGAATGGTTGTTTGGTAGAACCGTACATAACGCATCATACCAATTGACGCCAGCGAATTCTGGTGACCATACTTATCCAGTAGATGGATGGACTTGGCTTGAGGAAGCTCCAGCAACAGATGATTACTCTAGCTGGTTATTGAGGGTAGATGCGGCTAATACAATACTAACTTTAGATGATGAGGCTTCTGGTCCTAATTTCTTACCAGAGGTGTTTGATGAGCACAAGGAAAATATTTCCAACTTCATTTTAAACGGGGATAACGCTTTTTTACTTTATGTGGAAGGTATTAGTGGTGGTGCATGGAATTCTGGAAATCCAAGCATTAAAGACCAGATAATAGATTTACTCGAACCTCTGGTTATGTTGTAATAATAGAACAACCACGCGAATGGTTCACGAGTTCTACAATCTTTTGGGTTTTCACCCATATTTATTAAGTAGATAATCAAAATAAGATAATAATTAAAGCAAAAATAAACTTCAATGGCTGAAAATAGAGTATTCGTTTCTCCAGGTGTTTACACCTCAGAAAGAGATTTAAGTTTCGTAACTCGTCAGGTTGGCGTTACCACATTAGGGTTGGTAGGTGAGACAGTACGAGGACCTGCATTCCAACCAGTATTCGTAGGTAATTACGGAGAATTTAAAACATTCTTTGGTGGGCAAGACGCAACTAAATTCAAAGATACGGGGTATCCAAAGTATGAGCTACCTTACATCGCAAAATCATATTTAACACAATCAAACCAATTATTTGTAACAAGAATTTTAGGATTCTCAGGTTATGATGCTGGTGAAGCATGGGGTATCACCCTTGATGCTGCATTAGACCCAGATACTGTTGTAAGTACAAGTGGTTCAACATATTCTGGTTTCTCTGGTCAATCAATGATAACCTACACAGTTTCTACTGGTGATACTTTATCATATTCAAGT